GGAGCGAGTAATCAGACGCCCGCCTAAAGAAACAAGAAAAGGATTTAAAATTATAAAAAATGACTGAGAATACAGAAAAGAAAAAGAAGCCAGAACCTAAGGCTCTTGATCCACAAGACTTTAAGGTTAAAATCAATGAGATAGTAGATCAGCTAGTACTTATTGAATCGTCTAGAGATGTAATCAAAGAGATACAGTCGTATCTCAAAACAGAGTATGGACTTGCGTCAGGTCTTACTCGCGCAACTGCTGTTGCGGTATTTAAACGTAACAAAGATGAGCTAGAAGAGAAAAATGAAGCTATCTTGTCTCTTGTAGAACTTTGCGAATAATTTTTATTTGCTAGTTACCCATAAGATAGCTTAACATATATCTATACGTTGCCATTTGGGACGTATAAAATCTTGCTTTTAAGGAGATAAAAAACATGACTACACTTGATATTATTCGTCAAATTGAAGACGCACTTTTTGGTCAGCTTGACTACCTAGCTTCGGCCAAAACCTTCTTACCTTATAATCTATATAAGGAAGATAAGACTGGTAACTACATTTTAGAGATGGCAGTTGCTGGATATAACAAAGATGACCTATCAGTTGAATACGTAGACGGTAGGCTAACTGTAGAAGCTCAGCCTTCTTCAGCTTATCCAGAAAATTCTCTACGTTGGGTTCATCAGGGTCTAACTAAAAAGGCCTTTAAGACAGTATTCCCAATTTCACCAGTATTTCTAGTTGATGAAGTCACGCTTAAGGATGGTATGCTAAAGATCACTTTTTCTCGTAATCCAGAAAAGGTTACTAAGCTATCAATTAAGTAAAATGTGGCCATACACAGAAGAAGAGCTGGAATGGCTTAAGTAGTTACAGAGGGAGAGCAATCTCCCTCTGTTTTTATTTGACTAGATGTTAAACTTATATTAAAATAATAAAAATGATACCAAACTATAAAACCTTGGTTCTAAACGCCGATTATACACCTATTAGTGTATTACCTCTCCACATAATAAGTGCAAAACAAGCTGTAATAAGAATTTTTGCAGATACCTGTTCCGTAGTTTCAGATTATGGAGTAGCTATTAAAACTCCTAATCCTAGGGTTAAGATTAATTGGCCTTCTATTATCATACGCAAAGAGTATGTTAAAAGAACTCAAAGACCTATCCTAACTAAAAGTTCTCTCCTATATAGAGATAAAGGGCATTGTGCTTACTGTAGTATACAACTTACTACGGAAACAATAACCCGCGACCACGTAATACCTATGTCTAAGGGCGGTAAAGATGAGTGGACAAATGTAGTGGCAGCATGTCCTACGTGTAACTACCTTAAATCTGACCACCTACCCGTAGGTCGTTGGAAGCCCAACTTTATACCTTGGCACCCAACACATGAACAACTGATAGAGCTTAGAAAACTATTCCCTGTTACTGTATATCATCCTTCTTGGGCAGATTACTTACCAAGCTGGAAAGGTGAGGTTATAGTAGCATGGAATTAGTCTTAGGTTTATTTATATCATTAATGTTCATGGTATTTTTGATTGGACTGTTTTTAGCGGTTTTTTCCGCTGTAAAAGGATTATTAGGTGATTAATAGAGCTATTATATTTTGTGATGGAGCTTGTCGAGGCAATCCAGGACCTGGAGGCTTTGCTGCTAAGATTCATTATATAGACAGAGATGCTAAAATTGTAATAGGCAAGGAAGCACATACTACTAACAACAGAATGGAACTAAGAGCAGCTATTGAAGCTCTTAAAAACCTTAACTTAGAAGTTGATGAAGTAGAAGTTAATACAGACAGTCAATACCTTAAAAAAGGTATTACAGAGTGGATCTATGGTTGGAAACGTAATGGTTGGAAAACAGCCAATGGTAAGCCTGTAAAAAATCAAGATCTTTGGAAAGAACTAGATTTTATCTCTGGCCATCTAAAAGTAAAGTGGAAATGGGTTCCTGCACACTCAGGTATACCCGAAAACGAAGAGGTAGATACCTTAGCTAGAGAGTGCTGTTAAAATGGATAATATAATTAACTTTCAAGGCTTTAAAAATAAAAAACCAGTCGGACCTTTAACCTCTAAAGAAATGATGTTAAAAGTTGTCGACGAAATGCGAGAGCTTATAGAAGAAGGTAAATTAACAGGTATTGCAGCTGTGGGTATGGGATCTGATAATAAAATATTTTCCATATTAGCAGGAGAATTTGATATTATCTTGGCTATAGGCGGCATCGAATCAATGAAACATATGATGCTCGCTGGTAGCGAGATAATGTATGAAGACGATTAGTATGATTATAGGAGCCATGGGATTAGTAGTCCTGTGGCTCATCTCTTTGAGGTAATAGTGAATATAGATATTTTCAACACAGATAAACAGTATTCTGTTATATACGCAGATCCTCCGTGGACTTTTGAAACCTATTCAGAAGCAGGCGGAGATAGAAGTCCAGACTATAAAGTAATGACCTTAGATGATATCAAAAAATTACCAGTCAAAAAGATTGCGGCTCCTAACTCAATCTTATTTATGTGGGTAACTTTTCCTATTTTGGACAAAAGTTTCGAAGTAATGAAAGCGTGGGGATTTGAATATAAAACCTGTGCCTTTACTTGGGTTAAAACTAATAAAACAGCTAACCTAAAAGCCCTAGATGTAGACAAAGATATCCGAATGAACCTTGGATACTATACTAGAGCTAATGCAGAGCTATGTCTACTTGGTAGGCGTGGTAAAACACTTGAGAGAAAAGATAAAGGTGTTAGACAAGTAATTATCTCTCCGCTTCGAGAACATAGCAGAAAACCTGACGAAGCCTATGATAGAATAGAAAGGCTATTTGACGGACCTTACCTAGAAATGTTTGCTAGAACACAACGACCTGGGTGGGACGTATTCGGTAATCAAATTGACATATTTTAACTACGATATTTGTAAAGATATAAAAGCTGAAACATCGGAGACTGGCAGGGTTTATAAAACCCCTGACGGTGATTATCCTAGCGTTACTACTATATTAGGTAAGACTGCTAATAATATCTGGCTTCAGAAATGGAAGGATAAAGTAGGAGAAGAGGAAGCGGCTAGAGTATCTAGACTTGCTACTGATAGAGGTGAGATTGTTCACAGTTACTTAGAGAAATACTGGAACGGTAGTAATAGTTGGCACCAAGAAATACTGTCAGAAGAACCCACTACCCAGAAAATGATAATTAATCTTATTGAGAGCACTAAACGTGGTGTTACTAAAGTATGGGCACAAGAAATACCGGTATGGTCTAAAGTTCTTAGATATGCCGGAAGAGTAGATATGTTCGGCGAGTGGAACGGCGTTCCTGCTGTTATAGATTTTAAAACCTCTAAAAAGAAAAAACAAATCAAAGATATTAAAGACTACTTTATACAGTGCACAGCATATGCTTACGCTCACAATGAAATTTTTAAAACAAACTTACAAAAAATAGTTGTTTTAATTACTGTGGAAAACGCAGATGTTCAAGTATTTGAATCACAAACTTTACCTTTCATCCCTGAGTTAAAATATAGAATTAATCAATACGAAAAATTACAGGTTAGTTTATAAAGACTAATGAAAACTCGTAGAATATCTAAACAACAACAAGAAGAATTACTACAAAAACCTTTAACTGATCCTCAAAGAGCATTTATTAAAAGTCTTGTAGTTTATCAAAGTAAATATCCACAGCTCAGCCAAAAACAATGGGAGACTTTTAAAAGTATATACAATAAATATGTCTAAAGAATTAATAGAAATAGACGGTAAAGTGCTAGAAGCATTACCTAATGCAAATTTTAAAGTAGAAGTAAATGGGAATATCTTACTAGCTTACGTTAATGGAAAAATTAGAAAGAACAATATCAGAATATCTGTAGGAGATAGCGTGAAGGTAGAAGTAAGTCCTTACGACTTACATAGAGGTAGAATAATTTATAGAAATGGGTAAATATTCTATAGAAACTATACTAAAAAATAATCTAGCTCATGTCAGCAATACTTTTCCTACTGCATCATCAGTTAGTTCCAATACAGTATCTTATATTTTTACAGTAGACAATTCTAGTAATAAAAAGCTATTATAGCTATAAATCCCCGGAGGATAAAATGGCATCATCTAAAGACGTAAAAAGACTCGGAGACGGTAAAATAGAATATAGAGGCACCGTTTTTCCTGGGTTTAATAAACCTCGTTCTTCTACTAAAGAAGATAAAAAACGTATGGTATTAGCCAAAAAAGGGGATGAAGTTAAGGTAGTTCATTTTGGTCAAAAAGGCTATGGACATAACTACAGCCCAGAGGCTAGAAAGAATTATCTAACTCGTAGTGCAGGAATTAGAGATAAGAGCGGACAACTAACTAAAGACGATAAATTCTCTCCTAACTATTGGGCTAGAAAAGTGTTATGGGCCGGATCTGGAGGCTCTAAACTAAGTAATCCGAGAAAGAAATGAAAAAAACAAAAAAACCTCGTATGTCTTCGGTAGACAAAAGTTTAGGTGTTGGCGAAATAACCCCAACAACTAATGTCCTTAAATATAATATTGCTACCTATAATAAAGATATGGCTGCACAGACTCTTACAGGTTCTTATAAACCTGTTCGTCGTAAGAAGAAAAAATGAAGAAAGTTCCTGCTGAAACTGTAGACGGTAAAAGAGTTATTAAAAGATATCTTGGATCCCTTAAAGGTCAGTCAAGAAAAGAGAGAGCTAAGGAAGTAGTTGCTAGACGAGAACAAGCTAGATCTGGTAATTACTCTTATCAACCTTTTAAAACAGATGAGGGCGTTGAGACTAAGCCAAGTAAATATACTTTGGCATATCAAAAACGCTACGGTAAGAAAAATGGCGCTAAAAAATAAACCACAAGATAAAGGCTTAGCTGGTAAAGCTAAAGAATCTAAAATACCTAAAAGTATTTTAGAGCAGGTATATCGTAGAGGTGCTGCTGCTTGGGCAACAGGTCACCGTCCAGGTGCTACAAGAGAGCAATGGGCATATGCTAGAGTTAATAGCTTTATTACCAAAGGTAAAACTTATTACACAGCAGATGCTGATTTAGCTAAAAAAGCTAGAACTGCAAAGAAAAAATAACTCTACTATTTACTAGTAGCTCTGTAAACCCCGTCCCAGTTAGCTGGTGGCGGGGTTTTTGTATACTCACGACAACGATCCATCATCATTTCGTAGTATGATTTCATATCACCTTTAAATGCTTTCGTTAATCTTTCGCACAATACGGTAGCACTAGTGAAGTTTTTATTTCTATAATAATCTAACATATCGTTATGATCTTTTCTTGCATAAGAAAAACCTAAATCATCTATCTCTTTATTAGTGCCTAAAACAGTATAGATATTAACTCCTTGTTTTTTACCTTTTACCGCAATAGTGTCCAGTTCTAATATAAAATATTCATCTGAAACATACTCTGCAGTTTTCGGACCAACTACTAATTTGACTCCATACGGTTTGCTTTGTCCTTCGAGACGACTAGCAAGGTTGACAGCATCACCGAGGCAAGTATAATCGAAACGTTGATCGCTGCCCATATTTCCAACAACAACCATACCGGTATTGATACCAAGGCCCATGCCGAAAGGAGGAACGCCTTCAGCCGCAATACTTCTATTGAATTCATCTAAATCTCCTAACATACTTAAAGCTGTTTTAACCGCATTCTTGGCGTGCTGCTTGTCATCAAGCGGCGCATTCCAAAATGCCATCTGTGCATCGCCAATATACTTATCAAGCGTTCCTTCATTCTCAAGAATTTTTGCAGTCATCGCTGTCATATAGCGATTCATGATTTGGGTTAATCCTTGAACATTCTCACCATAGTGTTCGCTGATAGAGGTAAATCCACGAACGTCTGTGAACATGATTGACAGCTCTCTGCTATCTCCGCCAAGCCTTAATAGCTCTGGATTCTTCTGGAGTTTTTCCACAAGAGCCTTTGAAAGATAAGATTGGAATTGTTTCTTGATTTGTTGCTTTAGTTTAAACTCTTTAACAAATCTAGAATACACGACATATCCGTAGAACAGTATTCCAAATATTAAACTAAATGTCCAATCAGTTAAATATTGATATTGATTAAAGACGTAGTAACTTATACTAAACGGAACTAGTAGTATAACTACTCCCCATACTCCTACGAGTAATTTATTTCCTTTATCAGCAACGAGAGCACTGACTGCTATCAACAGACAGAAAAATAAAAGCTCAGTTAAATCTGCCCAATAAGGTCTAGTTATTTTATTATCGTTCCATAGAGTTTCCCACGCAGCTAAACTAACTTCATGACCTAATTTAGTGCCTGCAGGGGTTGCAATAGTATTAGTAATTCCCTCTACGTTTATAGCTAAAATAGCTATTTTACCTGTCAAGTCTCCCCAAGATTCCTCTTTCCAACTTTTAATAGGCCAGGTCCAAGACCAATCTATCCATAACTCTCCACGCTTATCTGGTTCTACTGAAAAATTCTTATTGATATATATGCTAGATAATCCCGCCTCAGTAACTTTTGCTCTATAATTTTTAGCCCCATGTATTACTCTTGCTATTTCTAAAGGTAAAGAAGGATAGAACTTATCACCAACCATTAACACTAAAGGTATTTTTCTAGTTACTCCATCTAGTTCTGGGACTGTAGTAATCATACCCATACCTTGAGCTGTTTTAGATATTTCAGAAATACTACCTATTCCGTTTTGATACCTATAAAACCATTGTTCTTCTGTATTTCCTACGATAGCAAAACCCCTAGTTACTAGATCTCCTTTCCCTTTTAAAGAAGCAGATTGCGTTCCTATGACCTTACTATTTGTTATAACCTCTTTAAGTATTTCATCTTTATTAAATCTATCTTTTTCTGCAAAAAGCGGATATAGAACTACAATCTCAGCTCCATGATCTACAGCTTTTTTAATACCATCTGCTATTAAATCTCTTGGCCAAGGCCATTGACCTTGTTGCTCTATTGTAGGCTCATCAATTTCTATTATTACGGCTGTTTCACTAGTTTTAGTATCATTTAAAGTTAATAACTGATCAAATCCTTTGAGTTTTAAAATTTCTACTATATTAGGCTCGTATATCTTTATACCGATACCTATTGCGATTGTTAGTAAAGTAATGATTACTTTTTTCATTTTTGCTTAACCTTTAAAATACTGTTGGATTGCATATTTCCAGCTACAAACGCAGCAGAGATACCATCGCCATTGTATTCGATTTTTAATCCATAATCTTTATTAACTTTTACAGAAAATATAGAAATATCTAATCTTTGGGTTAATACGGTAGTATCTTCTACTACTGTATTAATTTGTGTAGTTGGATTATATCCAGTCACTTGACCATCTCGTTCACTAAAATTATCAAAAATTGAATCTATATTGTTTAATCTAGTATTGAAAAAATCAGACTTTAGTAGGTCTACATTCAGTTCTTCAAATTTAAGAGGATCTTTATCCAGCATATTTACGTCTACAAATTTAAGGTCAAAATCCAATGGACCTTGTTCTTTTTCGACATTAGAAACTGTTTCTACAGATTTCGGCATGGACAGCAGTAAATCATTATTTATTACTCTGCCTAACATATTAAGAATAAGTGGATTTGAAGGCGGACTAGAGCTGCTAGTCACTATAGTAGCTTGATAGCTTCTATTTAGAATAACGCTTGCAACGTCTGTGCTAACGGTAATTTCTCCTGTGGTTCCATCTTGGTTAGGTAAAAGCATAATCAAACTTTTACCTAACTCATTGACACTCATAGAAAATTCTGTACCTCTAACTGCTATAGAAGCAGTAGGAGTTCTAACATCTACAGCTCCTACTTTTTTTGCTAAAAGTCCGCTTGCATATTGTACAGTGCCAGAAGATACTTTCATAGATAGTTTTGCTAAGTCTCTAGAAGGATCAAAAACATACTCATCTATTTCTAAGTCACTATGTTCAGTTACACTAACGTGGGTTTTATCAATAAAATCTATCCTAACCTTTGAATTTTTAGTAGAAATAGTGTCCATAGATTCGATACCGTCTCGAATGCCTATAGGTTGTTCTTTTTTATTTCTTGTAACAGACGCCTGTCCGTTAAGCTCTGTTACATCTCCTATTCTTGCTTCAGTCTGTTTGAGATACAGTAACTGACTGATTATTACCGTTAGTAGTAATATTGATAATTTTTGCATTGGTTCCGCTCTGGCTAAAACTAAAAGTTCCAGTATCTCCTGTATGGTTATGCGTTATTTTATGCGCTCCAGCTCCTGATTGATTGGTTGTTATAGTATTTGTGCTACCTGTTACGGTAAGAGTAAGTTCTGTATTACTACTAGATATAGTATTAGTAATACTATTACTGTCTCCGAAAATTGTTATACCTACAGTATTTATACCGCCAGTTATAGTAGATTCTATAGTATTACTACTACCAGTAATGTCTAGGGTATACTCATTAGTGCTACTGTCTTGTCCGTTACTGCCTATTTCAAGAGTAACTGAATTGGAATCACCTGTTTTTGTAATAGATATCGTATTTGTATCTCCATAAACTGCAAAATCTAAAGAGTTACTATTTCCAATTTGATTGACACTAATAGTATTGGTAGTACCGTTAATTATCGAAGGACTACTAGAAGTTCCAATTCTATTAGTTGCTCCATCTTGAGTAATAGAACCTGAGAATCCAGCGCCTGATTGTTCCATATATAGAACGTTACTTTGTCCATAAGCATGAGTGCTTAATAAGATCATTAAAATAGTATATAATTTTTTCATTCTGACATTCTCCAAAGCCCCTTTCTTGCACCTTCTTGAATTAGTTCTACTACTCCAGCTTCAATCGCTGCTCTGACAGCATAGTTTACAGGCTCATTTGTAGCTAAACCAGTTTCTATTTCTACGGCTCGAGTTCCTGCATCTACAAATTTAAAAACATCTATACCTACAGCAGAGCTAAGTATGGTTTTACTTGTAGCTACGTTAAGCAGCACTTCTCCTGTTTGAACACTAATTAGTCTCATTACTATAGTTACTTGATCCTGTCTATATTGTGTTGAAGGACCTATACCTAAATATCTCGCTCCTATTCCACCGCTTATCGTATTTACGTCATATCCTATAATTCCACCTTCTAATATAAGAGATGCGAATACTAAAGGTCTTAGTGGCTTAGCATCCTTACCTTCGTATTGTTCTCTGGTTTGCCTGATTAATTGTCTTTCTCTAGTTAGGTTTTCTAACCCTACTCTTTCTACAACTTTAAACCATCTACCGTTACCAGCATCTTGAAGTGCCTTTATAAGCCAAGTTTCGGCTCCCTGCGTAACAGCACTACTTAGATGAGCTACTACCTCGCTTGGACGTCTCTGTCCTGTTTTATCTGAAAATTGATATACTGCTATATAAAAAGGAGCTTCTGTAGATAAAGGACTATTAACTATAGTTAGTTTTTTAACTACAGATTCATTTATTGATATAGGCTCTTCTACATTAGGAGGTATACATGCTGTTAACAATAAAAAACCTACTAAGCAAATCTTTT